CTCTATTCTTTCAGCCTGGGCCTTTGCAAACTCATATTCATCCCCGGCTTCCCTATTTATTCCGCATACATGAAATAATCTAACATCAAATCCGTGTTCCTTGTAGAATAATGCGGTGGCTAAACTACCTCTACCTCCAGAAAATGCCAATAAAACCGTCTTTTGGCCTCCCTTCTCCACCAACTGTGGTTCCAATTTTCGGACAGACACCTTGTTTGGAATATATATAAAGTGCCCCAGAAATCTATCCGGCGGACCAGGTTTGAGATTTTCCGAAGGCCTCGGTAATGAGAAATTTTCCGAAAAATTAAAATACGCCGGTTCAGATAACCACCAGATATGTTGTTGCAATACACGAATCAGACTTCGGAAACTATTATCCAGCCTGAGTTCTCTATCATTCTTCCTAGAAAGATACTCATAAAGTGCATCTAACTGGTCAAAAACAGGATGGCAATTTACATACGAATGAGAGATAGCCTGTGCTATCTCTCTATTATCCCGGTATTCTCGCGGTACAATTCTTGTTGTTTCAGATATCAATGAACCATAGGTCTGTTTTCTAAACTGATTATAGTTTACTATAATCCAATTCTTATCAGCCTGGGTTAATTGTTCTTCTGCTTTGTACTCTTTCTCTGTGTACCGCCTACTTTTGTTTCCGTACCATCCTTTTCTTTTGCTCTTTTTTGATTTGAATGGCATTCGCTTCTTATCTCCCTTATCTCTTTAACAATTTCAGCCTGATTCTCTGGTATGTATTCGACTGACCAGAACTCATGCCCCATGATACAAGTCCTAGGAATGTAGACTTTCTGAGGTGTAAAAAGTCCATTCTTGTCAAAAGATGGTATAGATATCTCATCACAAAAAGGACAAACTAATTTGGTCTGTACTGACTTTCTCGCTCTAGGCATTATTCTACCTCAAAAAGTGGCTTTGTTGCTTCTTCCTGTTTCCACTTTCTATAACAAACAGGTCCCATTCCATGTATCATGGAGCTTTCATTCTTCAACTTACGTCCGCATCTAAAACAAAGGTGAAGTTGGTTTCTTTGGGACTTGGATGTTTTCTCTTCCGTCTGAAAATTTGGGATCATAATCAAATCCTTTCTTCTTTGCCCGGGACTTTCTGCTCCTCTCTCTGCTCCACTCTGTGAACAAGGGCTTGATTTTTTCAGAGGGAACAACTACTTCATCGGTAAAGAAATCTGCCCCACAATTTCTGCATCTTCTATGCCGATAAGTGTTTTGTGTGGATGTAATAGTGTCCTCTACTTCTGTTCTGGCGTTACATACAATACAGTACATGGCTTCTCCTTTCTTATATGCAATTTACTAGCACATATTGTATTGATATATCATCTGGAATCTCTCCAGTTTTGATACCCTTTTCGGCTTTTCTTATGTATCGCATCATGTTTACCAATTCACTTGTATTGTATCGGTTTACATAATCCTTTACATTTTTTATCTGAAATCCATTTAACCCGGTTGTTTCTACTATATTCAAGTGATCCTTATAACAACTCTGTATCTGTAATAACTGCTTGGTGTATGTATATAATACTGATAACATCACCATATTTGCTTCGCCAATTTCATAGCATTGATTCATAAGATCCCATGTAGCATCTATATCTCTATCTAATACGGCCTTGGCAAAATCAAAGATTGCATCTTTCGGCGGTTTATATATAGCACCATCTTTCAACAAAGTTTCAAAGGTCTTATCATAATCTGTACTGCTGGAACAATGTTTTATCTTATCAATCTCCAACAATATCCTATTGTAACTGTACTCACACAACTCTATAAGGCGCTCGGCATTTTTATCTGATAATGATATCTCTTTCTTTATATACTTCAGGAGTACATTCTTTTCAAGTGGATTAAATACCACTATAGTATCTCCAAATCGCTTGAAAAACTTGGTTCGCTTGTCAATGTCTGTATAATAGAATATAACAATATTATTGTCCTGTCTTATTTGGAGTGTGCTATCAATACCCATTTTACTCCATAACTTCTCATCTGATAAGAAATCCTTATCATCACGAATGATATACAGGTAATTCATCTGTATTAAAGTTTTGGCTTTGATTTGCTGATATACTTCACTTAACGAATCTGACCGTACAATAGAAAGACTGGCCTTCTTCGATATCATATCAATATACATATCCATTATCTTTACTTCTTCACCAGTAAAGACATATGTTGGCAAAAACTGTCCTGTTTTTATATGTGATTTAAGAGTGGAAAGATCCATTTACATCCATGCCTTTCTTATGTCAAGAATAAATCCATCAATTAACATCTGCTTATTTATACCAGTTATTTGTAACTCCTGAGCATACTTGGAGGTTATCTGCACTCCTTCAAAGTATCTTTCTTCATCCTCCAGGTCTACTCCTATCATATGTTGTAGGCAAAGTGCCTGAAATGCCTGAAAAAACAGACCGAGGTCGTACTTATCCTCTTCATTCTTCAAAGCCAATTTATCTGACATTTTGAATGAGTTAGGTCCACTAACTGTTGCTATCTTATTGAACACTAACTCTACATACTGCTGAAATGCGTCAAAATCAATGGAGAGAAGATTTTTAACATCTGCTATAGTATTGCTTATATCTAAAATAAAGTGCTTGCCAGCGTTATCTATGCGTATAGTCTGCTTATCCAAATATTCAGATAACTCCTCTTTACTGTACGGCAACATATTAAATACCACTGACCTACTCTTAACTGTCTCCAGAGTATTCTCAATGGAACTAACAGAGAAGAGGAAATATGCTTTATTAGGCGGCTCCTCTGTAATCTTTAAGATTGCATTTTTAGCCACTGCTGACATATTCTGAATATCTGGCATGATATAGATAGTAGGACTTACATTTCTATAAGATTCCTCTATCATCTTTCTGACTGTATCTGCCTTACAATCTGAAAACTCTATTGTATGATATGCAGGTAACTGCTTTGCTACCCATCTCATAAATGTTTTCTTACCAGACCCGGGTATACCTACAAATAGACAAAATCTGGGCATTTTATTCATTTCAATGATAGCCTGTATCTTTTTCTTTAGTGCAATCTGACCTATCATTTTTCTCCCCCAAACATGAGAAATCTGGCTTCTATATAAGACTTAGGATTAGTGTCCCACTTAATTGCTGACTGCATAGCAACCAACATATCAAGAATACTATACACTTCTGCACCCAACCCACTTATCCAATTCTGCATCTCATCTGTAGGTGGTAAAGATGTATATTTGAAATCATCCGTGATAAAATACTTGGTGATATCAAGTACAAAGTCCATATACTGTCTGATAAACAGTTTCATATCTGTACCATCGGAATATACTTGATTCACATAATCAATGATGGCACTCTTATCATCATCCAAAAGTGCATCTGTAATGCCTTTGAATGTATCATAATTCTGATTGCCAAGTGCCTTGATAACATTCTCTAAATTCAGCCAGTTATCAGAAAATGCCAGACACTTTTCCAGATTTGTTACTGCTTCTCTCAAACACCCGTCACTTAACTTGGCAATATATTCTACTGCGTCCTTTGCATATCCAAAATTCTCAGTTCGCAGGTCAACAAATTCCACATCAAGAATATACTGTAATCTGTCAAAAATACCTTTCTGACTTATCCGCTTAAAATTGTATCTCTGAACACGGGACAGAATTGTCTTTGGTATCTTCTGTGCATCTGTAGTACAAAAGATGAAAATAGATTTAAGAGGTGGTTCCTCTATCAGCTTCAACATGGCATTCCATCCAGCCGTTGTAATCATGTGGCACTCATCAATAATGAATATCTTATATTCACTATCCATACTTCGTGTCTGTGCCATCTGAATAATCTCTCGCACATCATCCACGCTATTATTTGATGCGGCGTCTAATTCAATAGGATTGCCCTGTCCTTTATTTATTTCATTGGCAAATATTCTAGCACAAGTAGTTTTCCCTGTGCCTGCTGCCCCTGTGAACAGATATGCATTTTTCACATCACCAGATTCTAACTGATTCTGTAAAATCTGGATTGTATATGCCTGTTCTGTAACATCATCAAAAGTCTTAGGACGATATTTAACTGCAAGGGATTTTGTCTTTTCAGCCATTTTCACTCTCCTCTAAATAATTCAGATAGTCAAGGAAATCTTTTTCCGAAATGATATAATGATTTTCGCCATCACCAAAGTCTAATGCAAGTGCGGCGTGTTTTCTTCCCATCTGGAACGCTTCTTCTCGGTTCTTATGAATCCACTCTTTATGAATAGTAAACTTCTCTTTGGATTCCATATGTGTCTTTGCTTCTATAACAAAGTGGTCATTCAGTACATCACCCTTTACATACGCGGTACTACCTGAGTTTGGTGTCTGCTTACCACCTACTGCTTTTGCAATCTTCTTTTCCTGCTTATCACTATAATATCTGGTACAATTCTTATTTCTCGGTCGCTTTACCATATCATTCTCCTTGAAATGTGTTATAGTGTATTTATAATATCATCTTGCAACGCGAATGTCAATACATTAAAATAATTTCCTCGACCCAGATTCTTTTTTCTTCTTTGGAGTTTCAATAACTTTCTTGATAGGCTTTTCTCGCATCTTCAATAAATGATGAGCCACGGTACTTGTAAATTCCGGAAAATTCAAAAATGCACCAGAACTGCCATCCCAATCTTTGAAATCATCTGCATATTCTACCTCTGCTGATTCTTTGGGATATTGTTTTTGTAAATCGGCTAACTCTTTTGCCCATTTACTCCACTTGGCATCTGATACAATATTCTTATCCAACTCATAGTAGATATAAGAGTGGACATACATCTGCCTTCGCCGTTGTTTAATTTTCTCTTGTATTGTCTGATTCATGGGATCCTATTATTATATCAAGTACCTGACTACTTGATAATTCTTTCCTGGTTTCAAATATAACTAAGGTTGTTCCTCTACTTATACATCTCCAATCAGGATCATTTCCTAACTGCTCGGCCATATGTGATTCTGTCACAGGATCAATTAATACCTGAGTTATGCTTCTAAATGTCATGGCTATTTTCCTTTATATATGCTTGTTCCTCCCTCTGCTCCGCAAGGAAGCACCACCCATCCTCACGGGTTTTACATCCGTCACCCCAACGATTGCATATCTCATGTGCTACAATCAACGGTATTCCATCAACCTTTGCGGCACTATCATAATCAAAGTATTTGCAATCCTTGCATAGAATAAGGTCAACGGTTTCAACGATAACGTGTTTACCTTTCCGATCTAATTTTGGTATTGCAATCCATCCGCTAGGCAACTTCATTCCTGTTCCTCACTTTCTGCCTTGTACTTGTAAAAAATCTCGTCAATCCATTCCTCACGCAAGTAATAATCACCATCTTCGTGCATTTCTGCGGTTGCGTGTAGTTCGTCTCTTATCTTGTCAAGCACCTCACATTTTATATATCTCACTTGTCTACCCTGTGGTGTTTGAAACGTAACGGACATTGTATTTTCATGCTCTGCATCTGATAGTTTACTCCAATCCTCTTTAGTCAAAGGACTGTGTAAGGTAAATTCAAAATTGTCGCTCATTCCTTATCCCTCGCTTTCTTCCTTATCTGCTTCTATGATTGTGGGTGCAATTCTAATATAATTACTTCCATAGTTGGAATCATCAATAGCATTTAATGGTAATGCGTCTGCATCAATCAATCTTCCGTGTCCTTTCGGAAGTGGTGTGCCACATTTAACGCAATCAAGAATCCTTTTATTTGCTATACTTCCGTTTGTTATCTTTGAAAGGTTCGCATATAGACTATTTGGCACATCAATTACTATCTGCATCTGATACCTCACTTTCCTGTGGTTCATACGGTGCGGGTAATGGCACCTCGCTTTCCATCTTCGCGCCGCAGAATGGGCAATATTTCCACGCTTTTTGGAAACCGCCATCACACTCCGAGCAGAAAAACAAACCTGTTAAATCTTGCCAATGCCCCGTCCTCTGCTCGGATAATGCGGATTTTATCTGCTTACAAGTCTTATCGTTCCATACAGATTCACAAGCCTTTATTGCCATTTTATAGGCTTCTTCTCTTGTCATTCTCATGTTCTTACCTTTCAATCTTTATCTGCATATTTCACACCAAGGCAAAAGCCTATAAGTAAAAACGCCAAATTAAGAATAATTCTAAATGCTATTGCACTCATTCTATTCACCTCCCTTTTCTGTCTTATCTAACTCAAGAGAAAATCGTGCGATAATCTCATAGAGCATATTTTTTTCATCCCTTATCAGTTCTTTGTCCGTGATATAGTTCTCGCCGTGCAAATCCTGCATTGAATTATAAAGAGATACATATTTTCTTTTTTGTTCGTCTGTCATTCCTGTTCCTCCATCTTCACGCCGCAATTATTACAAAAGTGCTTTCTGTGAATATCTGGTTTGCAAAAGCATTGTTTATCTCCGCACTCCGAACATTCGCAAAACATAAGATATTCGGGCGCGCTTGTTTCTATTTCGGGATGTTCTATCCAATGCCCCGTCCTCTGATTTACTTGTATAGGACAAGCTGATGCTTTAATATTCCTCTTTACACAATCTGAAACTGATTTATTCTGAGGAATACAATTTCCACATCTCATCAGAGGACAAGTTCTACAACTATTTGGATTTTCTATATCTAAATATACCATGTTATCTCTCTTTTAGAAGGTTTCTATCGGGTATAAATCTCTTGTATCTTCTGGTAAATCTTCTTCTACTTCTTCGGGTATAAGATTAGGATTGAATCCATCTTCATAATCCCGTCTAGTACCATCCCATGCACCAGTAGAACCAGGTTCTTCTTCTGGCTTTGTCACAAACTCAGGCACATCAACTTCCTTAGGTTTATTAAGTGCCTTGGTAATTTCGCTCTCGTTTGCTTCATACCATTTCTTAAATCCTGCTATCTGCTCTTCCTTGTCTTTCAGTTCATTATCCAGATTGATAATAAACTCGGCAGTCTGTCTACAAATCTCGCACCAATTGGTATCAAAGATTCCGACCTCATCTTTCTCATGACGCTTTGCTAACTCCATTAAACCTCTCGCAAACTCTTTAGCCCTCATTTTCTTCCACTCCTTTCATAATGTTTGTGTCACTTATTTGTAGTATGATATCTGTGGCTCTTGATAATTCTTCCACAATATCTTCTGTAGGTTTTTCTTCGGCAAAGTATTTTGCCAATTTCTCTGCTAACTTGGTAGCAAACTTTTCGGTCTTTTGTTTATCTCCAGTCATTTCATAATAAACTAAACAACTGGTAGAGAGATTTCTCAACCAATCATCATTTGATTTCTCTAATAATTGGCGCTCATAATCTTTTCGTATTTCTTCGGTTTCAGCATCCACTTTCTTCTTGTAGTCATTCAGCACAGAATGAGCCGCAATCGACATGGATTGTATATTTTGATGCTGGTGACTATGATGTTTTTTCTTACTCATCTTCTGCACTCTTATATGAGGACAAATCTATGTCAAGATATCCAACAAGAATAGCCTGAATATTTATCATCTCCCAATCTGATACCAGACCATAGAAATTATCCAGATCCTTCTTGTCAATCAATCTTATCTGGTCACACATGACATAACTGGTATCCTGTTTATCAGGACTACTTGTATCAATAGCAACCCTAAAGTTTTTCTCATTATCACCGGGGACAGAATGAGTTATAGGTAAAACTGTCAAAGTGGAATGTGTAGAATTGTATTGATTGTTTGACATAATAAGAACAGGTCTATTCTTCTGGACTGCTCTCGTTTCCCTTATACCGGGATCATCTAAATTTGCCCACCAAATAGCACCTCTTACATACTTAATCATTTCTTATCTTCACTCCTCTCTGGAATTAATCTTATATGGAACTCTTCGCCATCTTTGAAAGATACATCATCAAGATTATCCTTGACTTCACCATCAATCTCAAACTTACCTTCCCACTCTTTCAATATCTCTATCATATATAACTCCTACAGAAAACTAAATGTGTTATATGATGTTTTCTTGCTCATATCATATAACACATTCTCGTTTCCCGCAATAGGTATTTTCAGATTTGTTTGTCTATATATTCCTCAATGAATACCAACACTTCTTCATGTTCGGGATCTTTCAGATATTCATAGACATTGGCAAGTCCCTGGATCTTATCAGCTAATACTTCGCCAGTCTCTGGATTTAGAATAGAGAACCATGCTCCTGCTTTCTGAATAAGGTCATACTTCTCTGCTACATCAATCAGGTCTTTCAGATAATCAATACCTGTACCATAATTGATTGTGTAGAATCCTCCTCTTCTGTTAGCAGGACAGGTCTTATTCTTTACCATTGTCATTAAGACAATATTGCCATGAGGAGAATCACTACTTCTCTTAATTTCCTCACCCTTTTCATTGATAAAACTACCACGGGTAAATTGCATCCGTACTGAACAGAGATGCTTCCACGCTCTACCACCTGGTGTCTTTACTGCACCTGCCCACATAGCACCCAAATCATCTCTAATCTGATTGATGCCAATGATTGTGCAATTCATCTTTTTACAGGACATTTCTGCTTTTCTACCAAATACAGTAAGCGGGCCAGAGATACCTGCATATGTTTTGTCTGCAATCTCTTTATCCATCTCCTGATTTGATACCATAGCGGCAATAGAATCAAGTACAACTAATCCTACTTCTCCTGTATCTATCATCTCCAGAATAATCTGTAAGATATCTTCGGCACTCTGACTTTCAGGTTGTAGGAGAATAAGATTATCTACATCTACTCCTAATTTTATCGCCCATTCAACATCAAGAGTATTCTCTGAATCAAAATAGGCCACTCTTCTAGGATTATCTTTTACGGATTCTAACTGCTGAAAATTGGCAACAATATCAAGTGCAGTAGTTGTCTTTCCCCCATGCTCTTCCCCATAAAACTCAATCAATCTACCTGTCGGTAGACCACCATAAGTACAATAATTCATTCTAGGAGAAGTGAAAGGGATCCTATCATACTCTCGCTTAGGAATACCATATCCTATAATGTTGGATCCTGCGTCTTTGTTTACCTTCTTGATAACATCATCAAGACTTAATGCCCCTTTTGCTTTTGCCATTTTAGATATCTCCTTCCTTTCTGTGCAAACTCTTTTCAGGATCAAACCCATCAGGATATCGTGCAAGCAATTTATCAATATTGGTCTGCATAACTCTATCTAATGGCACATCTATACCAGTACAGATTTCGGCAATCATCCACAAACAATCACCTAATTCTTTGATAATATGCTCATCATCTACTGCATGGCCTTGATACTGCTTCTGAAATATTCCTGCTACTTCTCCTGCTTCACTACAAAGACCAAGTACACCATGTGCTACTGTCTTATCTGGAGTAGGTGTTCCTATTGTTCTGGCAGCTAATTTCTGATACTCATTTCCAGTCATTTTATCCTCCTTATTTATTTGTCTGAATAACGGATAACTCTCTTTCTGCTATTCGTCTACTCATAACTTTCTTCACACTTGACAGGACATCTTGTGCGCTCTCCACTTTTGCTTTCATTATCTTATAAGACTTATTATAGATAATGTTTATCACACGCTCCTCGCGAGCCTGGAGTTCTGCCTCAGTATTCTTATCTGCTACTGTACCTTTTGCAAGATTGGATCGAATACTGTTATAGACCTCTTTATATCTCATCATGGATAAATCATCTCTGATACCCATTCTTTCACACCCCACACTCGCAAAATACAGAAGTGTGGAAAGATTAAGTGCAAAATCATCCAACTCTGCATCAGTAGGTGGCTTCTCATCATCTTTCAATACTGACAAAACAAACTTGATATACTCATCCAAGTCCTTTGAATAAGTATCAATTATTTCGTGGATTGTTTTATCAATAACGGATGCATCATCTTCTATTTCCATTACCAGCTCGTCTGATATCTCTTTCATAAAATTCTCCTTCACAATAACCCCAATCGCTTGTTTTTTCATTCTGTACTATTGGCACTATCGGTCTATCATTTATCTTATTCCTCTCGCTACATATACAAGTTCCATCATCTACATATACCAGATGCATACAGTTTTCACATCCATGACAAAATTCTACAACATCTGCTGGCTGTCCTGTATCAATTTGCTTATCAGCATCTACTGTAGAATTGTTACCTGGGAATTGTAGTATCATTCTCTACCTCCATAAAAAATCTCCTCATATCATAATTGAAAAACACTCGCTTCTTTTCACCATAAATCTCTAAATTTGGCAGTTCTCTGAAATCGTATCTTATGCTTTTGCTATTATTATCTTTCAGGTTTTGTAAAGTTTCAATAGGAATATATCTTGTGATATCTTTGTCTATCCACCAACATACAATTCCTGCAAGTACACCTTTCACTTTTGATAATTCAAGAAGGCTCTTCCACTGAAAGTCTGTTATATTTGAAAACGGTAAAAGATTTCCATGTACTGATTTCAACTCTAAACAATATTGATATGGAAACTTGTAGGCTATAATATCACAAGGATTTTTACTGCCTGCGTATCCTGTTGTTTGGTCATGAAGTCTGATAACACTAACTCCGGGTACTGCTAAACAGGCTTCTCGCATTAGATTTTCAAAGTCTTTTCCTCTGTTTACATTCATTGTTATCTCTCCTTACAGATTTTTTGATACCCACAATAATTACAAACTGATTTAGGTAAATCTGTAGGTTTAGGTGGAGTTATCATTCGCTGAACATATCCCTCGCACTCTGTTATCTTTCCTAATAATTCTTCTTTCATGGACGCCTTAACATGAAACATATATGCCTTCATATCAAGATTATCCCGACTAATATAAAGAAAGATTACATCATCCAACTTAAATGCTATAGAGTAAGCGGTCGCCTGATTAAAATGTTTAGGATCAACTCCGTTTCTGGAGAAAAACTTTCCACTTGTTTCTGTCTTTATCTCAAGGATATAATACTTTCCTTTATACTTAATAATTCCATCTGTCATGAATGACATATTTAACTTGGTATGATACAATTTTGTTTCATGCTGATATTTTTCTTTTATCTGTAAATAATCTAGCATATGCGCGTTTATATAATCTTCTACATCTATATATTCGCACTCTATATTATTCTTTTTCATATTATTTATGGCAGTCTGTACCCTTAAATGAATATCAGTACCTGCATTACAGATACCAATACCAGTATAGGAACTTCTTGTGTTATCAGGCTCTGCTCCTGTTAATTGGAACCACATATTTCTGATACAATGCATAGATGATGGCTTTATTGTCTGTGAAGGCTTTCCTGTGCGTCCTTTCATATCATCATCTTCAATGGATTTTTTCAAATCAGCAAGAAAAGATTCTTCCACAGTCATTTCATGCGTGGCATCATCAATCAATTTCATCACATTCTTTAAGGACTGTCTGCTCATATTACCTCCAAAAAAGATAATTGTAGGGCAAGATTTCTCCTGCCCTACAAAATCTACCTACTGATTATTCTTCGCCGCTTTCTCTATCATCATCAGCAAGGGCAACAATCTGCTTCACATTGGCATCAATCATCTTAATGGAAGAATCATTACCATAAAGAATCTCAATGACACCAGACTGATTTGCTTTCACCTGAGAGCGGAACAACTCAATATCAAGGCAACAGGTGTAGTCTGTGAAGTTATTACTCTCACGATAAGGAATCATCTCTGATCCGCTATCCTGCTTACTAGATACGAGGAGACCATCTTTTGTGAAGGTGAGATAGACACTATTCTTATCATAAGTGCCAACAAACAATGCAAGACGGTCCAGCAACTGTAACAGAGAGGACTTCTCAATCTTACAAGAACTACCAAACTGCTCATCAAGAAGTGAGGAGATTGCATCAATCTTATAATCCTCAATTCCTTCCATCACATGGCCATAAACAACAGTCTGTGTAGTAGTAAAGATGAGAGTATCATCATTGTGGGTAACCTTAACATCTTCTTCACCAAGCAAATCAAGAAGGTCAACAAACTCCGGAGGAAGAAGCATAGGTCTGTCAAAGAGTTTGATATCAATACCACAAATCTTATAAGAATCTGTGGTAACAACTCTATCACCCACATAATATCCGCAATAACAGGTTCTTGTCTTTGCCACCTGTAATGCTGCCTTTGCCGTGCTGAGGATGAGATGAATAGTGGACAACTTAACATCCTCTTCAACTGCATCCGAAATTCCCTCTGCAAGCGGATCAGGAAACTGCACAAGCTGACCATCTTCATCATAGGGCAACTCAATAACATACTTTCCGTTGCCCTTGACAATCAGCTTTTCTAACTCGCCCCTGTTTGACTGAGGAATTTCAAGTGTAATCTCCTCGCAAGTAAGGCGAGAAATAAGTTTGGCAAACTTATCAACAGGCACAACTGCATAGAAATCATCACCTGCTACTTTCTGTTCCCGCACATACAGATAATTGTTTTCATCTGTAGTGGTAAGAACCAGCTCATTATTTTTCAGAGAGATTGCCATAAGCTGGGTGAGGTAAAGATTCGTACTAGACGATCCCTTTACTGCCTTTGCTACCATGTTCTGAAATACATCGGTCTTTACTGTCAGTTTCATTTCTTTTCCTCCTTTAATAATTCACTTATATATGGTAACTTTTTTAATACTCTCACAAACTTATTCCATTCATCTAACCTATGCCCCTCTCTTTGATGAATGATTATGATGGCGTTCTCATAATTCATAGTAACTGTTCTTCTCTGATTATATGAATTAGGCAATAACTGAATTATCTGCCACCATATTTTCTTATCTTGTTTTTCTACAAACTCCCTTCGTCTGGTATTGATATACATAATCAATGCGGAAAGAATATCTATACTAGCACTATCAAGATGGTCTGTACTAAAATCATCCATCTCTAAATCCCGCTTATGTATGAGATGCATTGTAGAACAAGAATTGGCAACAACACCTATCTTATATGTATCAAACTCTTTCCACCAGTAAAGAGGTGCAGTTATGTCCATACTAATCATTATCTGCCTGAGATACTTTCTATGAGCATGATTATCATTTACCAGACTAGCCTTATACAGATTCTTCATAAGGGTTAAATCATTATCACCCATATGAAACAATAACTCATCATTTATAAAACAGCCACTACCTGCACTATCTTCTTTATCCCAACTTGCCATAGGATTTCTCATACCACGAATCGCATGATTAAATCCCCATGTTTCAATGTTCTCTATCTTAATCATTTCTTATACCTCCCACTTATTATCATAGGATACGCACTTTTATGGTCGGTCTGATGATGGATTCTATAATGTCTATCACCCATCATTCCTGCTTTAACAAAACTAGGACAAGCCATTATTCCATACCAAGTTTTCTGATAAGTGCCCGCCCCTAAATACATATCTGTCATGCCGCCCTGCACTTGTTGTGTTTCAGGCTGGTCAATCATGATAAAATCAAATGTGAGAAATACCCTACCTCTGCTACCATCAAGACTATACATAAGGAAATCATCATTCATAGTTCCGTTAAAGTATAATCTTCTGTCTGTCTTACATATCCAACTGTTCATGCACTTACGCCTATACTGCGCTATGTGCAATCTACTTCCAACCCCGCCTATAAAATCTCCGGGCTGACCAAATGCTACGGAGTATATTGCATCACTTATCTCCATAAAGTCTATATAGGCTTCAAACACATCATCAAGATTGGCTGATTCACTACGATATAAAACTCCATCTTCTTCCCATCTATAAGGACAACCTACATAATCATCATCCCATTGTGTGAAGTAAGAGAGTCCCAATTTCTCTGCTATATCATAGCAGGCATTTCTTGCATAAACAGCACATCTTCTATCCCCTTTATTATCCATGGGATCCATGTACTTTGCTACTTCATCTTTAGAGAATACCTGTACTATATCTTCTCCAAATACTCTCTTATAGCCGTCTAATTCTTTGTCCTCATCATCACAAATAATGTAAATCTTTCCTGTATAACCATATCTTCTTAATGTGTCATAACTAGGAGTATTCCAAGGTCTACCATGACAAAGAATAAATACTGCAAAATCATTCAGATGCTTTCTCGGAGTTCTCTGTATTGGCATCGTCTGACTTTGATTCTTCTTCATCTTTAATTCCTTTCTCCTTCATTAACTCTCTCTGCTCTTTCAAAACTCGGCGGGCTTCTTTAGCTTGTTTAGCCCTTTCTTTCTCCTCATCTATTAACTGTTTCATCTTTTCAGAAAGAGCCACATATCCATTTGCTATGGCATCATCCATATCTATAATCACTAACGCTGATTCTTCCATCAACTCCTGCATTTCTTTATCTGCATGGGCATAATAATCAGCAATCTTGGAATAATTGAAAACAATATGACGAGAAGCGGCATTGATAAGAAACTTCTTCTCATCATCTGAAACACTGGACTTCTTTATCCTTGCTACTAACTTATTATATTTCTGGGTATCAAATAATGCTGATAGACTAGGCTTTTCATTTGCAGGCTCATACTGCGGAACTCTTATCGCTCGGGAATACTTCTTATCATCTCCCATAGGATTCTTTTTTGCTTTTTCATCTCCGAATAACTGCTTCATACAACCCTCACTTTCTTATATTGTGAAAATAGTCTATAACACATTTAATCTGGTGTCAACAGGTCTTTTTATATGAAGAACTAACTAGCTTTGGATAGGTGTGTTCTCTCAAAATACTATTGGTTATCTTACCATTAGATACAACAAATTTAGTAGAAGTTGGTGAATATTTTATAACCTGAAAGATTCTCTCATATATTGGCATCTGACTATATGTTTCTGACATTCCTCCATCAGCTCCTGCTACCAACTCTTTCATATCATACTTGACAATAGGTAATTGAATTGTATAATGACCTCTCTGATTTTCAAGTATCGGAGATATTGTGTCCTCATACATTTCAGATACCCAACTAAAAGGAATGTGAGAATTCCTAAAAACAAAATTATATGGCGCTCTGAACTCGCTCTTTCTTTCATCAGATATTTTACCACCTATATACATTCTATCATTTCCAAAGGATGTGGCGCATATTCCAGCATCTAATATATAACTCATGTAACTATAGATTATCTCATCCATATTTTGAGTTATTGGAAGTGAGCGCAAACTATTTCCATCTTCATATCTGTATCTAAATCCAGTTATATCATCATCTGCTATAACAAAAGCATCAAGTCCTAAATGCATTGTTGCTATACTTTCACAGGCACTTTTTGCATAAAGAATGGCTTTTCTTTTAGGCTCAAGAACACCAGTATCAATCTCGTTTATATAGAACTGCTTATCAAATACCCATATATCAGTATAATCTTTATTAGTATGATACTCTGGATATGTTTCATCCTCATTATCAAGAATAAGATATATTTTTCCAGTATATCCACATCTTCTCAAAGTATTGAGAGTATGTTGAGCATAAGGTCTACCATGTGTGCATATTAAAACGGCATAATTATACATAAGTTAGTCCTGATAAATATTGATTTTAGACAATGTAAACTTGTGCTGGATTGTGTTAGCATATACATCCAATAATTCTTTCTGTATCATTGAATGTAAAAAATCCGCATCATCCACAGACTTTGCATTTACTAAATTTTCCAGATTATTTATTATGAGGTCTACCTGAAACTTCTGCTTCTGAATATATTCCGCATCGGTCATACTTCCACTCTTTCTCCATACCACTGCTCTGTTATTTCTACATCACAGTTTATAGGAATTGTAAACTTTTCCCCAGGTGCTTCACTCATTAACTGTGAAAATCTTTCAGAGGCCTCTTTTGCATTTTCTTTAGGGCACTCTGCTATAATTTCATCATGAACAGGAATTAACATTCTGAATCCTAATTCTTTCAGTCTAGGATCATTTCCTATCTTTATCATAGCCAGCTTCGACATATCAGCGGCACTTCCCTGGATTCTAGCATTTACACATTGTCTTTGAGCATCCGCCTTTTTCTTTGTGTTATCTACAATCCATACTCCTTCTGCGTTTGCTTCTTGGAATATATCTATCTTCTTACTACCCCAGGTACTTCTCAATTTCTTCAAGTACCTATGAATCAACTCATCCGGCACTTCTGCCATTTCCTCTTCTTCATCATCAAAGTTAAGAGGATCATCATCTGGGGCTACACCATCTTTCCATGTAAACTCATAGTCTGGTAACTGCATATCAGGCAATCTTCTCTTTCTGCCCCACAATGTAGTAACATATCCTAAATCTTCTGCCATCTGTAATGAATCCTGCTCAAACTGCTCAATAGCAGGAAATCCCTTAAATACAGAATCTTTTATCGCCTGCGCCTTGTTAGTAGTAGTTCCAAGCTGCTCTGCAATACTCGGTACTCCTCTTCCGTAAAGCACACCCAATAGAATACTCTTTGCTTGGGACCTACGATTTTTACCTTCGGGATTTGTGGTTCCATCCGGCCTAAACTCAAGGCAATTCTCATAAGTGGTATTAAAAGACAAAGCCGCAATCTCTGCATACAAATCCTTTCCATGCTTATAAGCATCTATCATCTTTGGATCGCCGCACATCATTGTCATGGCTTTTGGTTCTTGCTGACTATAATCTGCTGACATAAGAACATAACCAGGACTTGCTACAAACATTTTTCGGATATCTTTATTATGAGAAGGAATATTCTGCAAATTAGGATCCTGACTGCTGAATCTTCCGGTGTCAGCTCCATACTGATTAAACTTACAATGTATGCGTCCGTCTTTCTTATTCACACACTCGGGAAGTTTATCAATATAGGTACTCATCAATTTCTTATAGGCTCTATATTCAAGTATTGCATTACATACAGGTAAATCTATCTTCTTTAAGATATCTTCTCCTGTCCCCCTTGGTGACTTCTTATCTACAGACTTTACGCCAATGATATCATACAAAAGAATCGCAAGCTGGGTAGGTGAATCTATATTAATTGGATCATCAAGTTTATTGTTTGTGGTCTTTATACAATACTTCTCTATCTCATCCCTATACATATCTATCAACTTATAGACTTCCTTTTGCTTCTCATCTATAAGTACAGAATACTTTTCCTTTAACTGTGCCGCATAATATAAATCAAACGCAACACCAGTATCTTCCATATCTGCAACTACTTTTACACAAGGCATCTCAATATTATGGAATACCCATGCTACATCTGTCAGTCCCCTTGTCTTGCACTCTACATTATCTGGAGATAAGAAAGGTAACTGATACTTATACAATTCATATGTGATAATAGCATCATGGGCAGCATATAAGTATGCAGTATTTACGGGGACAAAAGCGAAATTCATCCCCTTGAATAAATCATCAAACTTAAATGCATCTTCTTCTCCGCGCAAAATATACTTCTTGTGGAGTGCTTTCAATCCCTTGCTAGGTTCATTCTCATTCAAAAGACGGGATGCTAAATAGCAGTCCCAATCACAAATCAATTCTACTCCGAGATGATTCTTGATAAATCGCATATCAAAGGCCGCATTAAACATGATGATTTTCACACCATTAACAATGCGAGAAAACTCTTTACCTACTGTTTCTAGGGATAACTGATTCTTTGATAACTGACCTGTGATATAAGATTTATGACCTACAGGAATGTATGCTGCCTTTTCACCCTCTGTGTATATACATACTCCAACTAAATCATCTTGAAGTGGATCAAGTCCTGTAGTTTCTGTATCGACTGACAATACGCCCGTCTTAATGGATGCGTCTATGTAACTATGGAGAGTTTCTTCATCTTGAATAATAATATACTCATCTCTAAACTTACCAAGATGAGTTTCTACCATCGCTTTGATTGTTGATATCTTTGTGGATATATCATTCCCACCTCTAACAACACTTGGTGCCTTCACTTTCTTATTCATCTTCTTTAATAGTGCGGCATCATCTTCTCTTGTGGTTCTTGTTGTAGGGATATCAAACAAAGCCATAGTAAAAACCTTTCATAAAAGAGGTATGTGCTTTATTCATGAACACTTATTCAGCACTGTCCGGCTCTCGGGTACAAAGCGCGAAAACCCTGTTCAACGGACAATCATGGGAAAACTACTTAATAGGCATCCTCTGCGGATCTTCTGTCAGGCCTGCGTCTATCATCTCGCCTATCATCTCTGTCTGATGAAGAACGGCGTCTAATAGGTTCATCCTTGTTATCGTCACCCGGGAATACACCCCTGTCAAGATAATACTGCATCTCTTCCTCAGTCTTATCAAGAATATAAATGCCGATAATCTCAGGAATCTGGTCCTGGAAATCTTCAAGGGTCTTATTGCTATCTTCTACCTTATACAGACCATATGTAGTAGAAGTATCACCCTTCTTTCCTCGCCGCTCAATCTCTGTAACAACAGATGCGACCTTGGGATTTCTTGCACAATAACTGGAAAGTTCCCTAAAGAAGTTCTTCCCTCTCTCCCAAATCTGCACTTCCTTTGCTTCGATATTGTAAAGCGGAATGAACAGTCTTGCTTTAACCTGCTTCTTTGCTTTACAGAACGGACAAGCATCAATGGGATCATTGTAATTTCTCAGGCAGTTCACCCAACGGTGCTTGCCATCTACTTCTACATCATGCACGGCATATCCGTAAAAGTCATTCATATCGTTACCGAGGATATGTACTCTGGCTACATCACCATCATCTTTCAGAGAGAAGTAGCCACCTGTACCATTTCCCCCATATCTTTCTGCATCTTCATATCCGAAGCGTCCCATACTGTTCTCCTTTCTTAAACTGCGGCAACTGCAATCTTGATAACTGCCTGCAATGCCTTCTCATTGAAAACGGCTTTGTACTTCAGGTTGAAGTTCTCATGGATCTCTGCCTTCACATCACCAAACTTCTCAGGAAACTCCATAGCGTCCCAAAGTTCCTTGTTAGTGAAAAACTCAAAGGCTTCCTTGTGCAACCAAATCTCAAAGAGATTCTTTCTGCCGTTCTTGACGCGGACACAATTCATCTTTCCCCCATGCCCACCAATCTTCACAACAAGATCCTTCTTGGCTTTCTCAAGGATAGCAGTAACAAGATTCTTGGTCTCCTCAGTAAGAGCCTCAATCTCTTCCCGATTCTCCTTCTTCTTATCGGGCTTCTTCTCTGACTTCTCCTTAACAGGCTTTTCTGCGGGCTTCTTCTCAGGCTTCTTCTCCTCTGCCTGTGTAGAAGTCTGAATAACCTCGTCCCCGGCATACTTACGCCAGTCACTTCTGAATGTAGAGTAAGTGGTTGTAAAGGATCCACCATTCTTATCTCTGAACATCAGGGTCTTGTACTTGGTCTCTCTGCTTTCAAGAACACCAATCTTGTGTGTCTTGCGGTGCTCATAGACCTGTCCAATAGTTCCGGGTTCTGCTACTGTGTTTGCTGCCATAGTTTTGTTCTCCTCTCTTTACTCGTTGGTTGTTGTGGTTGTGTTGGTTGTATCATTCTCTAAGGCTTTCTTAAAGGCTTCATATGAAGCGGCATAGACTGCCCTATAAATTACATCGGAAAGTTTGTCATAGTCAATCTTAACATCAACAACAGGATTGACTACAATCTGAGGTGTGGTCTGCTCTTCCTGCTCATCTTCTTCTTCCTCCTCAGCAGGTCGACCATATGAATCAACAGGAATGTTGAAAAGTGAATCAAAAAGAAGTGTGTCAGTGATTGAGAAATAACCAGTAGCAAACTTGTGGGTAAGATATCCAGCATTATGACCCATCTGAAGTGACGCCTGCTTCGTAGTGAGATTTCTCTTTTCCAGTTCTTTTCTTACCTTTGCTTCGCTGATGTAAACCATCTGGGACTTACTGATTTTTGCCATTTTGTTTCTCCTTTCGTGTTTGTTGTGTGTGTTGTGTTGAAAAGTTTTGTTGTTGTGTTACTGTAAATGCACTATAACACATTTAATTTTTAATTGCAATAGGAATTTATCGAATTTTCACAGGCTTTTTCATTTTATTAAATAAGAACATTAATGATGATGGATCTCCATAATATTCATCTGCTAGTAATAATGCTCTCTGCAAATCTGGTGAATCATCATATATTCCGATTTCTTCTTTCTTATACCATTCTACTATTCTATCGTATTCATCTACCATATCTGGCGCGGTTGCTATTATTGTCTGTCTTAACAGGGGATGCGGTCTCCATAATAATATTGCATCTTCTATATTATGAAAAGAAAGAATATCTTTTGTCATTTCTAATAAGTAACTATTCTTTCTATCTAAAAAAGATATGATACCTGTATTGAAAAACACCACTTTCTTTTCACCTATCTTTTTCTTCCATTCATCTGGTACAATCAAACTACTATTCTCTAAACACCACTCTTTTGATGAGCGGCGTACTTCAATATTCTTTGCTCCAAGAACATCTAAATATTGGCGCTTCTGCAAGTCTGATTCTACTATTATTTTTGTTGCGTTCTTCGCTCCTGGCACATTTATAAAATGAGAATCAACATATTCGGAAGTAAAATATGGCACATAGATTAAATTGTTTGTGCAGTCCAATAATTTACTTGAATAATAAGCAGGATCCACAGAGGTAATAATATTCATATTATCATATCCATTATGAATAAAAATGGTATGAGGATGAAGTTCCTGTAAATCTATCTGCTTATAATCTACAATGTCAGTAGGACATATATTTAACTCCCTAAACTTATCGCCATCATAATACATAGTATCAAATTCCCTATCACTATTTTTACCATAATAAGGAATAGGCATAACTAACACCTTGAATGACTTTCTTTTATACTCCTCATAGTATTCTGCCATACTATCCCACATAGATGCACAATATGGAAGAAAAACTATCGTCATAGAACCACTTTTATATTCTGTATTTCCTCTGGAGTACATTCCCCTATATCCTTTCTGTTTCTAGGCAATATTGCTTCATATATGATTTTATTTTTTATGATAGATTTTATTCTGTCCCTAGCATTTAATCCGGCCTCATCATTATCTGTGGCTAATACTAATGCTCTAACTGGTAAATCTTGTAATTGTTGTAATGCTAGTTTGTTGCCTAGTCCATTCATAGCTACTGCCCATCTATGACTTTGCCACAACAATATACAGTCTATCATTGATTCACAAACCCATACATCATTAGGATTTACATACTCGGGTTTTAATATTCTTTCTCTATCGTGTAGGCATTTATGTAATTCATACAATCCATATAGAGGTTTCTCTACTCCTTCCGGATAGTTGAAAAACTTGCTCCTAACACTACGCCTAGCAATAAACAAACATCTTCCTTCAATATTCCTGATGGGAAAAGTAATGCTATGAGTATTGCGGTCATAGCCCAAATCAAAAAGTTCAATAACATCTTCATCTACAATTCCTCTCTGCTCTAAATAAGGATGAATATATCTATAAGAATCCAGTTCTTCTTCACTTACATATTTTTCCTCTGTTTGATTATGTGCGGAATTTCTATCAAGATTTAATTTAATGGGCCTTCTTTCTTCGATAGATATTGACAGATAGTTCTTTACTAACCACTGCCATCCAAAACTTCCCATCACATCATCTGTGTGTCCAAAACAATATGAGATAAGTTCTGGTAACTGATGTGTTTCCCCACAACCAAAACAATGAAAGACACCTGTATCTTTCTTTACACCGGCGCTTAATCTTCTTTCTTGTCCACCTTTATGATATGGACATTGTATCTGTATATTATCGCCACTCTGTTTGGGATCTTTTTCTAATAGTCTTATTCCATTAGCGTGTAATTGTTGTCTTAACTCGGATATAACTTCCTCGCAAGTACAATCAAACTGTGTATTATTTATCAGCATTTATCTTTTCCTCTAGTTCTTTTACCAAATCATTATGATACCAATATTTGGCTCTCATATCAAAAGACCTTATATGATTCACAATAGAACCACCTATCAGAAAATCTACATGGTCTACTATATTTGGTTTAACATTAAATATAGGAATCCTATATTCATACTGCTCTAAAAATCTGTGGAATAATGAATCGTCAAACTTGTTTTCAGATATCCAATGCTTACACATGGGATCTTTTTCTGCATCATTCAAATACCAATCATAAAAATCTTCTGCAACAAATGATGGTATAAATATGCAAGGAAAAGAATACCACATCTTTTCTACATTTACTCTGCCGTATGAATCATCTTCATTTATAGAAGGACAGAATCCACAAACAATATCACCAAGCGGAATTCTCTCTGTTATCAGCTTAAAGAATGGACTTAATATAACATCATCTTGTAGATGCCACATTCCTATCTCATCACTCTCTACAAGAAACTTTATACTGGATATAAATGAACGCAAACAACCAATATTTTCTACATCTTCCCACACTATTATATTATGTGAGTCTATTCCCTGCTCTAACATAGACGGCAATAAATACTTTTCTACATACCACTGTCTTTGTAGGCAACTATGAATCATGTATTTCAAAATGCATCCTCCTCTCGCTTTCTAGGCGCTTCTCCTTTTGATATGATTATCTTATCCTCAGTTTTCTTTTCTCGTCTTGTCCTTCTTCTTGCTGGTTCTTCTACTTCCTCTGGTTCTGTGTATGTAAACTTACCAGAATCAATATCCCATATATAATGAAATGATGTTCCTACTTTACCTATTCTTGCTTTCTTCTTTTCAATTATCAAGGTAGAATCTTCTGTTTCTGTATTCCTCTTCTGTCTTACTGAAAATACAACGCTGGCATTTTGTGCTATACCATCACTATCTCTTATATTCTCTAACTCTGGTGTATCATTTGAATCTTTTTCTACAACACCACCTCTATTAGCTTGCACTACTACAAGAATGGGTATTGACATTTCTTCGGACAAACTCATCAAGTCCTCACTTATGTTGGTGAGTGATATTGTCTTACTATCCCCTCTCTTATATCTCTCATCGGACAAATATGTGATACCATCAATGGCTAGCATATCAAGATGCGCTGACTTTACCCAATTTCTTAATTTAGATACAGTCACTTTCCGCGCAAAGTCTTTCGGTTTTGTAACATAAAACTTTCCAGGAACATCTTTTAACTTCTCTGCATACTTCTTATAATCTTCAAGTGTAAAGGCGTCTGTAAATGCGCCATAGATAACAGAAAGATTGGGGATATTTCCATACAATGTGTCAAATCTATATCCGATATCTCGCTCATTCATCTCTGGCGAAAAGTAACCTACTGTATAGCCGTTTGCTACTGCACTTGTGCAAAACTTTTCAAGTACCCATGATTTACCTTGATTAGTTCTCGCAAAGATTACAACTAACTCATCACCTTTTTGAAAACCCATCATCTCTCTATCTATTTCTTCAAATCCTGTTGGAATAAATCGACTATCAATATCATCATTGACGGTTTCAGAAGCCTCTATTCTTTCAGTAACTCCGCTTATGATATCTGTAGAATGAAACTCATAATCTGGTTGTAGTGTTGTCCTAAATTCATTCAGTAAATATTCTACGGCATCATTACTATTACCTGTTGTCAATAACTCTGCGGCTTTCTGAATTACAGGCACAGATTTATTATACAGATATTCTTCCCGTATAGTATCTACAAGGTATCTATCTGATTCAGTAACTTCCAATAAATCTAAATCTGGAAATCGACTTCTGAATGATGCTTCATCTGGAACATTACCATACTTCTGATAATGGTCCATGATAAACTCTATTTCATCTTCATATCCTAAAAAATATTCTTTTGTGAGAAGATTGTCCTCTATAAGAGAATAACTACCTGTGGAAATTATTTTTGAGATTATCTGAACGGATATTAACATTAGCCTCGCGCTCCTTCACCTTTTAATTCGACAATATCAGAAGTTTGCCAAATTCGATTAGCCAGTCTGTCCCCAACTCTATTTATAAAATCATCTGAATAAGAGGTAAAGTTAGTGGTGAATATATTAAACTTACCTGCTAGTATTCTTCTCTCAATAGGAACCAGCAAATTGATATAATCATATCTTGTATATTCTGCTGATCCTATATCATCCCAAACAGTCAAATCTGCTCTGTCTGCGGCATCTCTTACCTCTTCATATCGCTTGTGTGCTGATCCGTAACTAAAATCTTTTGCATCTAGCACATATTGAGAAGTCGGAACAAAAGCGCCGTGAGCATACTCATCATTATATACTTCCCACGCGATATCATGCAAATAATATTTTAGCAACTTTATTGCCCATGTAGTCTTGCCGTTGCCCATATTATCACCGCATATGACAAGATTTCTACTACCTAATGTCTGCACTCTGTCTGTTATAGTTTCTGCTATGCTGGCTAACTTCTCATAAGCAGGAACATCTATCTCATCAGGTATCAGCTTAAAATTTTGCCACTGATAAGCAGGCAGTCTGCTTAATCTTAATTGTGCCTTAAATCCAGGCCTTCGCAAACAAATCTTATCAGAATCGGCGTACTTACATTCGCCACAATATTCAACAAATTCACAATCAGCATTTCCACTATAAGCCATAAGTTTCTCCTCAATATACAGGCATACCAGCCGCTATTCTTCTTGCTATCACTTCTTCACCGCTATGTTGCTGATGAATCAAGTGGTCATTTGTTGCTTTATTCTGACTATATGCTTTCTTATTTACTTCTTCATAATCAACAAACTTGTACCACTTATTATCCAAACTCTGCTTTATAATTTTCTGCATAAGCATATTATCACGATTAGATAAGTCCAGTAAATCGGATAATTTCTTTCGCCACATACCTAATGTTTTTACCCGTCTAGCATCTTTCGTGGTACTGTCTGTAATAAATGTTATATACTGAACTAACAACTGTTTTGTTTTTGAATCGAAGCCGTAACTTTCTCGCTCTATCTCATCTAAACATAACTGACTGATAATAGGCTTTTCTTTCTTTCGTTTCTGCTGACTATCTATTTCTTTTCCGCTTGCTAAAGAATCTTTGAGAGAATCCTGAGAGAAGTTTCTTTTAGAAGAACGTCCAGCAAACGCAGGCTTGGCCTGCGCTTTTTTATAAGTATTTTCTTTTTCAATATTTTCTTTTTTAGTATTTGTTATATTAGTATTTATTTGTGTTTGGTTTTCAGTATCTTGAAAACCTACCGCTTGAAAACCAACATCTTGAAAATCAAGCGACTGAAAACCAGTATCTTGATTTTCTATATCTTGAATAGTAGTAGGTTGTTCATATATATTATATTCATACTCTATCTGTTTTCTAACAATGATTTTATTACCGTCACTATCTATATAAGATTCCGGTTTTAACTTTAATACTATAAGATATCCATTATTCTTCAATTCAGATAATGCGCTTTTAATAGCATCTTCACCCTCTTTATGACATGACACAATACCAGTTATAGAATAATCCCAGTCTTCCGGAAGAGAAAGCATCCAAGAAAGTAAACCTTTTGCTTTAAGAGATAAGTTTCTATCCCGTAAATGATAATTACTCATAACAGTATAGTTATCTGTTTTGTTTACTCTAAATGTTGCCATGTTCAACTCCTTTCTTTATTGTTGGTGTAAAAGAAAACCCCCAACCTCAAAGTTATGCCGAACCTCGAGGTTGAGAGTATCTTTGCTGGCTGATTCTCTTCCGACTGACGCCGGCATACATCAGCCATTTTATTCGCCCATAAAGGTTAATGGATCGTATCTCATCTTACGAAGGATCGTTCTCATTCGATTTTTATGAGCATATACGCACTATAGCATACTATTTACTACAATGCAAGAGGAATTATTTCTTTCCCCCAATATTATTATAGATATCTTCTGCCTGTGCATCTATAACATCATTGACGGAATCAAAGAGTGCTTTCCATTCAGCATCTACATCTGCACTTTCAGGAAGTTCTCTCTCTTCCGTAGCTTCTACTGTGAAATAATTATCTCTCACTTTAATAGAAGCCCTGCTTGTTGCCGTGATTTTTGTTGTTACTCCCTGAATTTTGTAAGCCATGTTTATTTCCTCCTATGATGATTAATGATTGCCATCAGGATAAGTCCTGACATTTCTACAAGTAATGTAAAAAGGATACCCGCTAGAAAAGAATCAATATACATACTATGCTCCTTTCTTTTTATTGATCCTCAACGTAGGAGTTTTCTTTACTACTTCAAACTCCTTCATTTTTGAAAGATCCTTCGCCTCTATCTTGCCATTATAGATTGCTTCTTCAAGAATGTCGGAATCAATATACTCTTTTGTTCTGATAGAATCAAGAGCAACATTTTCGGACTTCATCCAAGCAATCATAGGTGCTTCATCAAAGGAACGCTTTTCTGCAATACTCAAACTCACAGATGCGCCCTGCGGTGTACTGAAAGAATCAAGATTGGAATCCATCATCAGTTTCTTAATCTGACTATTCAAAGCCTTTACAATGGCATCATATTCATCATACTCTGCCTTGAATTTGATATAATCATTGACCAGTTTAGTCAATTCTGATTCTTTCTGGACTCTTTCTTTATCCTTTTCAGTATCAGTAATGATTGTGCCAGCCTTGAAAGAATCACTATTTACGAGAGGTTTTCTTGCCATTTGTAACTCCTTTCTTTCTGTACTTGCGATTTGTTATCTCACCAAGTATGCCGTTTCTTCCGTGTGGTAAACTGTGCTTAAACTCTATTATCTTGCCTATATCATTTGAATCCCAATATCTTACTTTTCGCCCTCCTTTCTGCACATATATTGGGTCAGGTAATAGTTTTGCTAATTCATGCTTTGGATTAGTTCTCTTCCAAGCATACCATGTGTTGATTGTTTGTGTAGAGGAATCTATATAAAATGCTAGTTCCTCTATTTTGATTTTTCTGCTTTCCATAATCCCTCCCTTAACTTAATAAGAAATCTACCAATTCTGCTTTGTCCATATCATTCATTTTATCTATCATGATATCGCTCATGGCTCCCTTTCTTTCTATAATCTCATGCACTTTTTCATCTATTGTACCTTTGCACATAAGAGTATAGATTGTTATATTGTCTGTTGTACCAAT